AAAGTCTATACAAGAAAAATTTAAAAATCAACTTGTTGGATTTGAATATATTAGTAAAAAAGGCAAAAAAATTGTAAGTTCAATACAATTACCACTTGGACGAAAAAAGAAAATAGGTAGATAATGGCTAAATTAGCAAAGAATTTCGTAAAACACGAAAGAATGCCTAAAAAGACATCACAAGGCACAAGTAAAAGAGTAAAAAAATCATCAATGAACAAATCTCGTAAGAGATCATTTAAAGTTTACAACAAACAAGGTAAATAATGCCGGCTATTTGTAGAAAAGGCGATAGTTTAAGTACAGGTCATATTTGTACTAGTACAACTACATTAGATACGCCTGGACAATCTACAGTTAGAGCAAATGGTATATTAATAGCAAGAGTTGGTGATCCTACTGTTGCTCATCCTAATCCACCATCACCTCCTTGTCCAAATCACGTGGCTAATGTGAATGTTGGTTCATCTACAGTTAGAGTGGTTGGTGAGTTTATAGCGAGAATTGGTGATAGTGCTGATAGTGGCGCTATGACAAGCGGTTCTTCAAATATTTTTGCTGGTTAGTGTATAAATATTACCACTATGGCAATATATGACGCTTCAAACACTAATAAGAGTAAAAAGGCAAGTAGAGATTTTATTGACTTAAATTTAGACTTTGCTCGTAATGTCGTAACTAACGATATTGTAAAAATCGAAGGTGTTGACGCTGTAAAAAGAAGTGTAAAGAATTTAATACAAACAAATTTTTATGAGAGGCCTTTTCATCCAGAATTAGGTTGTGGTGTTAGAGAATTGTTGTTTGAAAATTTTACACCTGTTACAGGTATTTTTATTCAAAGAAAAGTAGAAGAAGTAATTACTAACTTTGAACCAAGAGCAAGAATATCACAAGTAGCAGTTAATGAACAACCAGACAGAAATGGTATTGAGGTAACAGTTTACTTTTATATTATGAATATGCCTAATCCTGTTTCAGTAACAACAGTATTACAAAGAATTAGATAACTATGGCTTCAAACAAACTTTCAGTATCAGAATTAGATTTTGATAATATAAAAACAAATCTAAAAACTTTTTTACAAAGTCAATCAGAATTTCAGGACTATGATTTTGAAGGTTCTGGTTTTTCAATTCTATTAGACTTGTTAGCTTACAATACACACTACTTAGGTTTCAATGCTAATATGTTGGCAAATGAAATGTATTTGGATAGTGCTGACATTAGAAAAAATATTATCTCATTAGCAAAGATGTTAGGTTATACTCCAACATCAGCAAAAACTCCAACTGCTTCAATTGATATTTTAATTAATAATGGTTCAGGTGCTTCAGTAACTATGGCCAAAGGTACAACTTTTACAACTTCAGTTGATGGAGTTTCATATCAGTTTGTAACAAACGCTGCTCATACAATAACACCAGCAAATGGTGTTTACAGATTTTCAAGTATACCAGTTTATGAAGGTACTTTGATTACTTTTAGATATACAGTTAATACATCTGATCCTGACCAAAAATTTATTATACCAAGTGCTAACGCTGACACATCAACTTTAAAAGTTCAAGTTCAAAATTCAATATCAGATACAACAACAGCAACTTATACATTAGCAACAGGCATTACATCTTTAGATGATACTTCAAAAGTTTATTTTTTACAAGAAGGTGATGATGGTAAATTTGAAGTTTATTTTGGTGATGGTGTTATCGGTAAAGCATTAGATAATGGTAATATTATTATTATGGAATATATTGTAACAAATAAATCAGAAGCTAATGGTGCTTCTACTTTTGCTTTATCAGGAGTTATAGATACATTTTCAGACGTTACAATTACTACAGTTTCAAATGCTCAAGGTGGTGCTGAGCCCCAATCAAAAGAGTCAATTAGATTTAATGCTCCATTACAATATTCAGCACAAGATAGAGCAGTTACAACAAGTGATTACGAAACAAAAGTATTAGAGTTATATCCAAATGCTCAATCAGTTTCAGCGTGGGGTGGTGAAGATGATGAAACACCTGTTTATGGTGTTGTAAAAATTGCTATTAAGGCCGCTTCTGGTTCTACCTTAACAGACGCTACAAAATTATCTATTGTAAACCAATTAAAGAAATTTAATGTTGCTTCAGTAACACCAGAAATTGTTGATCCTGAAACTACTTCAATCATATTAAATTCAACTATTAAGTATGATGAAAAGGCAACAACAAAAACTGCTGATACATTAAAATCAGAAATCACAACAGCAATTTCAAATTACAATACAAACACTTTACAAAAATTTGACAGTATGTTTAGACACTCAAAAGTTACAGGTTTGATTGATGATGTTGATACAAGTATTTTATCAAATGTTACAAGTTTAGAAATAAGAAAATCATTTACACCTACTATAGGTTCATCTACAAGATATGACATTTATTTTAGAAACGGTATTTTCAATCCACATCCTGGTCATAAATCTGAAATAGGTGGTGTAATTGCTACTTCAGGATTTAAAGTTACAGGCGATACTTCGACAGTTTATTACCTTGATGATGATGGAAATGGAAATATTAGAAGATATTATTTTGTGGGTTCAGTAAGAACATATGTAAACAATACTCAAGGAACAGTTAATTATACTACAGGTCAAATTACTGTAAATTCTTTAGACATAGCTTCAATAGAAAATATTAGAGGTTCAGCTTCATCTGTAATAGAGGTAACTGTTGAGCCGGCTTCATCTGACATTGTTCCTGTAAGAGATCAGATTTTAGAAATAGATACAGCAAATTCAACAATCACAGTAGAGGCAGATACGTTTGTTGGTGGTTCTGCTGATGCTGGTGTAGGATACACAACAACATCTAACTACTAATGGCTACATTTAAAGACAAAATATCCAGCCTGATAAATCAGCAGGCTCCAGAGTTCGTATTAGAACAACACCCTAAATTTTTAGAGTTTGTCAAAACGTATTACACGTTTATGGAATCTGCCGAGTTAGATGTAACTTCGGTCCAAACTACAGACGGTATTTTATTAGAAACGGAAACTGCTCAAACAAATGAATTAATTTTAGATGGTTCCCGTATTGATACAGATAGAACACAATTAGACGCTGGTGATAAAATACTTTTAGAGAGTACGTCTTTTGGTAAATTTACAAGAGGTGAAACTATAACAGGCCAAACTTCAGGTGCTACAACCACAGTTCTTGCTGAAGATTTAGATAATGGTAGATTGTTTATATCAGCACAAGACAAATTTGTTATTGGTGAAACTGTTTTAGGTAGTTCATCAAATGCTAGTGCTGTTGTAAATAATTATAGTCCTAATCCTGTTACAAACATACAAGAATTATTAAACTTTAGAGATCCAGACAAAACAATATCTAACTTTTTAACAAAGTTTAGAAATGAATTTTTAAACACTTTACCAGAAAATTTAGCTACTAGTGTTAATAAAAGAAACTTAATTAAAAATGTAAAATCACTTTATAGAACAAAAGGTACAAATAGAGGCCACGAATTATTTTTTAGATTATTATTTGATTTAGACTCTGAAACAATTTATCCTAGAGAACAAATGTTAAGAGCTTCTGATGGTCAATGGGATACTCAATTAATAATGAGGGCTATACAATCGTCTGCTCAATTATTAACAGGCGATACAGCAAATTTAATAGGTAGAACAATCACAGGTGAAACTTCAGGCGCTACAGCTATTATTGAAAACGTATTTAAATTTCAAATAGGTGTAAATGAAGTTACAGAATTTATATTAAATGAAGATACAATATCTGGCACTTTTCAAACAAGTGAAGTTTTAAGAGGCACATCAACTGATGATGATGATATTTTTATAAAGGCTACGGTTACAGGTATCCCAAATTCAACATCACTTACAAATGATGGAACATTATATACTGAAGGAGAAACAGTAACTTTATCTGGCGGTGGTACAGGTGCTATAATAAATGTTGACTCTATAGGTAGAGGAAGTTTAACAAATTTTTATATTGATGATGGCGGCTCTGGATATGAAATAGGTGATGATATAAATTTTGATAATACGGACACAGGTGGCGGCTCAGCAAGAGCAAAAGTTTCAGTTGTAAATGGTGGTTTTACACAAGAAGATTCTGAATCAACCGAAGAAGATCATATAATATTAGAAGATGAAACCGTTAGAGGTGATTCTTACACAGGTGATAAAATTGTACAAGAAAGTGGAACAGGTTCAGGCGATATAACAGATATAAGAATTATAAATGCCGGTTCAAATTATCAATCTTTACCAATCGTTACAGTAGATGATACAAACGGCTCAGGTGCTTCAATCTTTACTTATGGTTCAGAAATAGGTAGAATATTATCTTTAAAAACTGTAGAATCAGGAGCTGAACATCAATTATCAGCAACACCACCAAGTTTAACTTTAAGAACAAAACTTTTATTACTTGATAGGTCAGGTAATTTTACTACATCTGAAACCATAACAGGAATAGATTCAAGTTCTACATCTATTTCAGCAACTGTAGTTTCATTTGATGGTGATAGAAGTATTTTAACTTTAAGTGGCTCTACAGGTAATTTTGCCGATAATTCTACAATAACAGGTAGTGATAGTGGTGTTACAGCAACAGTTAAAATATCAGATCAAGCCACAGCTACATCAACAGTTGGTGCTACAGCTAATACAGCAGGTAATTTTTTAAATGAAGATGGACACGTTTCAGAAACAACTATGAGAATACAAGATAGTTTATATTACCAAGATTTTTCTTATGTTATCAAAGTTGGTCGTACAATTAATGACTGGAGAGATTCATTTAAGAAAACTATGCACACAGGCGGTTTTTATTTTACAGGTCAAGTAAACATTGTATCACAAGTTGATGCTCAATTAAGAAGCTTTACAACAGTAAATTCAGGTATTAATTTTGATGGTATTCAATTAGTTCTTAATACATTGTTCTCAACTATATTTGGTAGAAGATTAGGAACAACTACTGACGGTACAACTTTAAGAGCAAATCCTGAGTTAGGAGTTGATCCAGACTTTACAGATAGTACAATTACACCATTAAATAAAAATACAAGAGATTTAACATTAAATCAAGTTATTACTCTAAAAATACCATCAATTGCCAAAATAACGGTTAGAGGTAATGATTTAAAATATGGTTATGCTTACTGTGGACCTCGTATGAAAAACATTAATACATATTGGAGATTTTTGAGTGGTGGTGATAGCCCTCAAACAAGTACAGTTGGAGCTACCCTAGATTCAACCGTATCAACAAACATATCACCTATGCAAATGGCCAATTGGGCTAATTTTAGACTAACTGGTTTAAATAGTACAGATTATGATGGAGAGCTAGTTCAGTTTGGAGAAATCAACACTCCTAACTTAAAAACTTATATAGCTTTTCCAACAGAAATTAAGGTAGGTTAAAAAAAGTTGTATAAATATAATTAAGATTAAGAGGAAAATATGCCAGCGATTATAACAAACAAATTTAGAATCCATAACCAAGAGCAATTTGTTGAATCTTTTAGTGAAAGTTCAGCAAATGTTTACTATATGGGTATTGGTAGACCACAAGCGTGGACTACATCTACAAGAGGTGACAGTCGTACTCAATACGAGGGCACAGACGCCTCTCCTTTAACACCAGTTGACTCAATATCACAAGAGTTTCACACATTTGACGACCTTTTAGCAGCTAAAAGAGTTACAAGTTCAGATGTATCAGTTGTTATTCCAAGAAGAAATTGGACTACAGGTACAGTATATGATTATTACAGACACGATTATGGTCATTATATAACAGGTTCAACTTCAAGTGTAATTACAGCAGATAGTGGTGCTACTGCTTTATATGACGCTACTTTTTATGTTTTAAATAGTAACAATAACGTTTACAAATGTTTAGATAACAATAGTGGCGCTAACTCTACGGTAGAGCCTACAGGAACATCAACTTCCGTATTATCTACAGGAGATGGTTACAAGTGGAAATATATGTACAGTTTATCAGCTGCTCAACAAACAAATTTCTTATCTACAGATTTTATGGCAGTTGCCACAAATTCAACAGTTCANGCGGCCGCTACAAACGGTGCTTTAGATATTGTAAAAATTAAATCTGCTGGCTCAGGTGCCGATAGTGATGGTACAACAACAAGTATATCTGTAAACGGTGACGGAACAGGTGCTGAAGTTTCAGTAACTATCAGTTCAGGTGTTGTTTCTGCTGTAACAGTAACTACTGCCGGTTCAGGTTACACTTATGCTTATTTAAGTAATGCTGATTTAGTTTCAGCAGGTATTACAGGTTTGTCAGGTGCTGAATTAGATATTATAATTGGTCCAAAAGGCGGACACGGCTCAAATGCTATTAAAGAATTGGGTGGTTTTTATGTAATGTTAAACACTAACTTTGAAGCTGGCGAAACTTCAAACTCTGGTGACTTTACAACAGCAAACGATTTTAGACGAGTTGCTTTAATGAGAGATATTGAATCAGCAAGTTCAGCTGCTACAGCAACAACTTTAAGAGGGACAAAAGCAGTTCTAGTAACATCACCATCAGGTAACTTTACAGTTGATGAAGAAATCAATCAAGCGACAACTGGCGCTGTTGGTAAAGTTGTAGAATGGGATAGTTCAAACAATATTTTATATTATATACAAACAAGGTTTAATGATGAGGGTGTTGATAGTGACGGAAACTTAACGGCTTTTTCTGGTACAAATACTATAACAGGTCAAAGTTCAAGTGTAACTGCTACCCCTTCAAGTTCAACAACTACTGTTGATAACATTTCATTTACAAGTGGTTATAATTCAGGTGAGATTGATGAAGATACTGGTGATGTACTATATATTGAAAATAGATCACCAATAACAAGAGCTTCAGATCAAACTGAAAACGTTAAATTGATTATTGAATTTTAGAGGGAAATAAATGCCAAGTCCAACAGACTTTAACCTCTCGCCTTACTATGACGACTTTAACGAAAGTAAAAAGTTTCATAGAATACTTTTTAGACCAGCATTTGCTGTTCAGGCAAGAGAGTTAACACAATCACAAACAATACTACAAAACCAAATTGAAAGAGTTGGTGACCACCTTTTCAAACAAGGTGCTATGATTATACCTGGTCAGGTATCAATTGACACTAATTACTATGCTGTAAAATTATCTAGTATTGAAAGTGGTTTTACTTTATCTAATTTTTCTGTTGGAGATATTTTAACAGGTGGTACATCTGGTGTAACTGCTGAAGTTGTAAATACAGTAGCAACAGATGGTACTGATCCAGATACAATTTATGTAAAATACAATAAAACAGGAACGGATAATGCTGATTTAGTTTTTGCTGATGGTGAAACTTTAACATCAAATGCTGACACACCTGTAACTTGTGTTGTAGATACAACAGCAACTGGCTCAGCGGCCGGCGTTCAATCAGGTGTATATTACATAAATGGTTTCTTTGTACAAGTTGATACTTCAACTTTAATATTAGACAAATATACAAACACACCATCTTATAGAATAGGTTTTACAGTTACAGAATCTTTTGTAACTCCAAATGATGATTCAAGTTTAAACGATAACGCTGCTGGTTCATCAAATGTTAATGCTCCAGGTGCTCACAGATTTAAAATTTTATTAACACTTGCTAAAAAAACTTTGGCTTCAACTGAAGACGAAGGCTTTTACGAAATAGCTAGAGTTGAAAATGGAACAATTAAATCAATTGTTAGAAATACTGAATACGCTGTACTTGAAGATACATTAGCAAGAAGAACATTTGACGAATCAGGTGATTATGTTTTAACTAATCCTGATTTTGACGTAAGAGAACATTTAATTTCAGGTAACAATAGAGGTATCTATACAGCTGGTGAAGATGGCGATGCTACTAAATTGGCAATCGGTGTTTCTCCTTTTAAAGCATATGTAAAAGGTTATGAGGCTGAAAGATTAGGAACAACTTTTGTTGATGTAGATAAAGCAAGAGATTTTGAAACGGCGAATAATCACAAAACAAGATTTAATGTAAAAAATTTTATTAACGTAACAAACGTTTATGGATCGCCAGATGTAGGATTTGTTTCTGGTGATGTAGAAGCTTTCAAATCAGTTAATCTATACGACACAGCAACAAGTGTTAGAGGTACTGAACAATCAACTGTTGGTACTACAGTACCTCAAATTGGTCGTGCTAAATCTCGTGGATTTGAAACAGTTTCAGCGACAGAAAGTTTAGATATAAATGCAACTTCTTCAATATACAG